CAACAGTACCTCGCATTAAAAAATCTTCGGTGTACTGTTCAAGGAGAGTTTGAGCAGTGGATACATCAATTCCACCAGCCGTAAGCTCAGCCTGCGTGACAGGAGATTCTCCCGCCATCAACAGCATGTGATTAATAGCCTTTAATTCTGTAATGTATCCCATTTAACTCTCCTTATAAAAAAGTCCCCCGCCACCCGCGAAGGGCAGCGGGGGATTGTGCATAAATAGCGCAACGAAACTGTTACACCATCAATTAAGCATCAACATACTCAAGCGCACGATCACCAGTTAAGTTCCATGCGGTTTCCAGGTCATTTCGAGTAGCAACAGGAGTTCCGCTTCCAGTCGTATCCACAACAGCGCAAGCACACTCCGGACGGAGAGTACCAGTACCGTTCATCATGGAAGCAACCGTGAAGGTGGTGTTACGACGGACATCATCCACCGTATCAACCTTCAGACCCTGCAACTTAAGAGCTGCAACGCAGTTTCTCTGCCAGAAGATTGCCTTGCAAGCTCCATCGTGAGGCGTACCACCGTTTCCACCGAGGAAGTCGATGTTATAACGATCTTCACCGATGTTAGCTCCGCTGTAATCCACAAACGGACCATGGTTCGTCTTACAAATCGTGACACCCATGTACTCAAGGGTCTCTTCAATGTAAGGACGAGCAGCCACGCTGTAGCCAAGGCTACCCTGCTGCTCCACGTCACCAAAGATCGGACGGCCCTGAGCAAACGTAACAGCCGGATCACTACCCGGAGTAGCGTTAGCTCTAGCAAGACCTAAAGCACGAATGCTTGCGTAGGCTGCCGGAGTAACTGCGAGATAGACACCCTCAGTCGTAATGTCATTCTCTTGAAGATAAACCATCCAATCCTCACAGTTCTTAAGAAGCAAGAGGGCTGCATTAGTTTCTTCGTTATCACCACCACCGTCACCAAGGTGACCAAAGGTGTCGCTAGCAAACGGATCCTTCGGAGTTAAACTACGAGGGTCGTGAGTAAGCTTGACTTCAGCAGAAGCACGAGCAATGTAAGCAGCAATCTGCTTATCTCTAGCGTTAGCAAGAGTCATGCCAGCCTGACGAGCCAATTCTGCTCTGTATTCCCACTGGGTAATCATCAGGTCGACGTTATCCAGCTCAAAGTGAGCAGCCATGGGTCGCTTATCTAACTTAACATTGAAGGTCGTAGCTGAGGAATCAGTTCCACCGCCAAGCTCTTCACCAGCACCCCAAGCAGTCTTCAGACCAACAGTACCCGTGATTGGGAACTCCATCGTCGTGCCGCTAGTGATAGTCTTAGTGTCGACCATACCTTCAAACTTATTATATTCATCATACGCATGCAGAACTTCTCCGGACCAAATAGGAAGCCAAAGCTTCGACGGATTAGCGCCCGAAGTCTGCGCGGTAGCAGCTAGACCTGTTCTTGAAAACAGATCAGTTGCCGGAATGTTATCACCAGTATATGCCATGGTAATATCTCCTTTTACAAAATTATATTATTTACAAAAACTATAAAAGCGGATTGCAAATAACTTTGTAAAGGATTATTCTTTCGAGTCCTTTCATAGCCGGACTTAATTACTTAGATGTTATCCATTGTCCAAAGGGAGGGATCCACACCAATTCAATCTTATCCGTAACTTCCGCTTAATAAAGGTTATGCAGGCAGGTTATTAAAGTCAGTACGAAGCATTCTCTGCTCAACCGCAGCCCTAAACTGTGGTTCTAACTTGAACCTAGGGTTATTGCGATCTGCCTTGAACTCTCGCTGAGTTTTGTACCCAACAAAACCTTCTTCAGAAGCTGCAACATTCTGTAGATTTTCTATAGGAGCTGGCTCATTGCTCTTTTCTACAGCCACAGACCTCTGTTCATACATTGAAGCCAGACCCCTGAGCGTCACCTCATAAGACTGACTTGCTAAGCCTCTATTAATTTCGAGCTGCTCATCATAAGATAAGTTACCTTCAGCCCAATCAAAAATACTCTTTAACTTGTCTCTGCCCCCAACAACGTCAGCAGCAACACCGAAAGATTCTCTCATCTTTGCCTTGTGTGCCGAGATATAATCTTCGATCACCTCCTTAGGAAAGTTAGTTACCTTTTGAATCTGAGCCATAGTATCTTCAGACATCTCTCCTGTAGCAGCTAATTCTCCCGACCACTCGTTCCACATATCTTGAGTTAACTGTGCTGGAACTTCTGGTTGAGTTTCTACCTGCTGAGGATCCTTTGCATTCAATCTCAGCTCTTCATCTCCAGTAAGGACAGGCTCTGGAGCAGGTGCTTCCACAGCCTCGGCGCCTTCGACTTCTGGATTATAGTTAGGGTTTGTTGTATCACCTTCACTGTACTGTTGTTTAAGTGAAGCCAACTCTTGTTGGCCTCTTGTGTAGTTAGCCTGAGCTTCCTTTAAAGAATTAAACCAATCTCCTGCTGATTTAAAGTTTTCAGGAATCTCTACACCACCATCTTGAACATACTTTTCGAACATAATCTGTTCTCTAGTTTGTGCAAGTTCATCCGGTGTAGTAGTAAGATTATCACTAGCCTGTTCTATTCTTTCCTGAGACTGGCTAGGCCCCGGCGTGTATTCGGTATTCTGATCCATTTGTATCTCCTTGATAGTTCTGTTCCCCAGAGTCAAAGAATTTTAACTAAAACACTGACAGCTGTTGATAGCACGAAGGCTACAGCAGCCGCAGTTATATAAGATTTTGTTTGCAGTACAGCAATGTTTCTTTCAATATATCCCAAACGACGATCCATTGTATCTAATCTTTTATTAGCTCGTTCAAGTTCGTTTATTACTAATTTCTTGTACTCGTCCCAGCCGTTTGAGTGAGGAGGTGTCATCTCATCTTCTTCTTCTTCATCATAGCCTTCTTCTTGGGCATCATCTTCTTCGTAACCTTCTTCTTCTTACCCATCATAGGCTTCTTAGGCATCTTTCCGTACATATCTACTTCTCCCTTTTTCTAGAGCCGGTAGTTAAATAGGCTACCGCAAAAACACTTAAGGCACTAGGCGATGGAAAAATTAATTCATCTCCTAGACCTATATTAAATTTACCGGAAGCTTCTATCCAACTTAGAATAGAATCCAGAGCTTCCTTTCCAAAAATTGCAAGTATCGCTACACCAATTAGGGTGTATATTAACATTTGTTTATTTAGTTTCTTAAGTTTTTTCTCTTTTGATTGATTGCTTTTATTGCATTTGTGTAAATCTTCCCGTAATTTTTGCACCTCTCGGTCTCTACAATTAGGGCAGTCTTGTTTATTCATTTTATTAGTTAATCACGTATAGGAGGATTTAATTTGTAAGCGTGGTCTGCTGGAAGGTCTGATGTTAGCCCCCATTTATGAGCTAAGTAACCTTCAATTTTTGTTCTAAGACTGTTGACCATCTCTGGCTGACCATCGTCAGGGCCAAACTCATGAGTTATCATAATCATCTCGCCCAAATGTCCACCCATTGCAGCAGTTGCGGTTTGAAAGTTTCCAACATATAAAATACCATCGTTATCTACGTCACTTTCATGTTCTCCTGAAGACCCAAGAATCTCATTTCCGGTAACATAAAAATCTATAGTCTCATCGGCAGAAGAAATAACAGCAGAAGATAAGTAAGAGTCTCCAACAGTCCAGTATCCTGAACCTACAACATCAGCACTAAACTTAGATCCGCCTCGTCTAAGAAAATACTTTACCGTATCAGGGTTTCCAAGCTTGCCTACTTGCCTAAAAGTATGCCATCCCCATCTTAAAGTAGCGTCAGTACTACTGGTCTTCCACAAGAAATATCTATTGTTAGAAGTTAAATCAGAACCACGTTTCCACACCATATAAAACTCTACAGGATTGTCTTCCATATCTAACGCATCACTATCCGCAGCTGTGAACACAGCATTAGAAACATTTAAACTAGCAGCTCCTAATCCGTTAATAGCGTTAGTACTGTATGTTACATTACTACCTGTAAGATTAATTCCGTTTCCGCTTGAATCATTATGTGAAGAAATTGTAGCACCATCAGCCAAGTCTAACCCATCAAACTTCCACCATGCTGCTACATTAGTATACTCTTCATTATAATCTTCAAGAGTCCAAAAATCTTCACTGCCATCAGCATTCCAAGATGTTTGATAATCTTGAGGTATATGAAATCCCCTGTTTTCTAATATACGTTTTCTCATTGAGAGTATGTAATCTATTGTACCTCTTCCTACAATCTCAGTCTTATTAGCCCTGAGAATTCTTTCTCCAGATCCTGTACCTAAGATATCTAAAGTAAACAGCGGACGGTTTAACGGCCACTCAGGAGTTATTCTAAGGTAGTTTACTGAAGTCATTTATATACTACAATTAAACTATGAGTTCCTGTAGTATTACTACTATCAGCCATAGTAACTTCGTTAGAATTCACCACAAATCTGGCGTAAGGATGTCCTGACTTGTCTGTTAAATCAACTTCGAACATAACTATACCTGTAGAATCAGCTTTAATATCAGATCCAACAACAATAGGATCCGTATAATTAATACCATCATGAGAGTATTGGATGGCTAAATTAACAGGACTTGCTTCAGCACCGCTAGCAAAAAAGTTGGGATGATCTACGGAACAAATATCGTTAAAGTTTCCAGTAATAGAAGTGTTGCCACCAGTGCCAGTTCCAACCTGAGTAACCGTCACCTTTCCTAGAACACTATCAGCATTAGCTACAACAGTAAATCTACCAGTTCCATGTCCATGAGTAGCGTCGTCAACTGCATTCTTAAAGTTAGTAGCAGTTGTTGACACAGTAGCACCAGCATCAAACTCTCTCTTGCCAAGAGTATTTACACCCGTACCACCAGCAAGATTGCCAGCCGAAGCAGCGGATCCTGTAGCATTAGCAATAGCGATATCGTTCCCAGAAGTACCAGCATTTGTAGCAGTTAAAGTAACCAAGGTGCCCGAGCTTCCAAGAGCTGCACTTAAACCTACAATACCATTAGCACTGGTTCCACTTCCAAAATGCACTCTAGAGTTAGTATCCCCATTGATGGCATCTCTAATAGCTTCGGCAACAGTTCCGTCACTTGCCCCGCTAGTACCAATACCTATAACGCCCGATCCAGCAGAAGTACTTCCGTTAGTATCGTTACACATTTGCATAAATATAGCAGTGCCCTCTCCTCCAGAAGCTGTGGGAACAGTAAAAGAAATTCTAACACTGCTAGAGTTGGCAAGGCCTGAAGCATTAATAGCATCTACCTTAGTTGCTTGCACTCGTTCTTTAATAGTATAAGTTCTTTCCTCTCCATCAGTAGAGGTTAAAGTAATAGTTTTACCGTCAGGGGCTCCGCTAATAGTAGCGTCAGTAGAATGAAAAGTAAAAGCCATTGTTCCGCCCGTTGCAGCAGAACCGTTAATATATCCTGTAGTTTTGACATCTACTCCTGCTAAAACTTTCTTGCCTAGAATATCATCAGTAAAAGTATTGATTGAATTGTGGGCTAAAGCTTTAGTTCCATCAGCAGCAGCTAATGCATCTGTAGTAGCTGTTTCTTTAACAGTAAAGAAGTTGGTTATAGTTGAACCAAACGCTTTACTTTGTTCGTTATAAGTGGGCATGTTACATCACTCCTTGCATGATTTGTTGGATTCCTTGTCCACCCGTTTGTTCTATATCCTGCATAGCCATTTGCTGTGCGGTTTGTGTAACAGCATCAGTAACACCCATTGTCTGCTGTTGTTCGGCTTGCATAGCCATCTGTCTTCTCTGTTCTTCTTCAGCCTCAGCTCTAACCTCGTCTTCTCCCTTAATCCAAGAGTCAGGGCTAAACCCAAGTGAAGTAATTAAAGCTCTGCCATACATGTCCCACTTGAACATCATTGCTGCCTGCTCGGGGAGATTTCTCACCATCTCACCCATCTGCATAAGCTTCTGTAAATCTGAATCTCTGCTTAAAGCTTGGAGACCGGTAATGATTTCAATATCTAATAAACCATCTTTAACGAACATATCACTGAGACGCTCGTCAATTGACCCGTCAGCTAGCATTAGGAAGACAGCTCTTGAAACAACAGGTTTCATTAAGTCTCTAGCAATTGCCGAGAAAGCTCCGCCAAGAACGTGCTCGAGCTCCTGTCCTATCATCCTAACGGCGGTTGCCGTAACTCTGTCTCCACTAGGAATACTAGAAGAATCTAACAGGAATGCTCTTCCTATTTCTCTTCTTAATATTTCTACACCCGACTGGGTAGCTGAGATCTGGGGCTGCATCGTATCAGCAGGCGAAATAGTAAACACCTCTCCCTGTCTTGCGGGAACCCAAGCACCAGTCGGTGACGAAACAATGTCATCTAACTCAGTCATTCCAGCCGGGTCACAAGCCATCCAGAATAACGAGGATGCGGTAATACCGTACACGAGACCTTCCGTAAAGGATTCAAGAGCCTTGATGTCACCAATCAAATCTTCTACATGAGATCTTCCATAGTTTTCTCCGGGTATCGAAGACCAACGCAAGGCTACAAACGGAGGAGTCTTGTACTCTCCTACATCTAAAGTATTACCGTCTTCGTCCTGCTTCTCTATAACCCAATTATCCGAGTCACCTTTGTAAGCGCGTACAAAGATTTTCTTGTAGCCCCTCTTGTGCCACATGGTTTGGGAAGAGGAGGACAATACAGCCTCATCATTGGCATCATCCATAGTTTGATACTCAATGTAAATTAACTCTTCCATATTACCATAAACGTCACGCCTAATACAATACCTATCAAGTCTAATAAGCCTAAAGTTGTAGTCATCATCCATGATTAACAGCACGTCACCAATAACAATGAGATGCTGGAGAACTTGGTAAATAGTTTCCCTAAGGTTTCCGGAGGATAACTTATTAAAGACCTGATAGCTCAGAGTTTCTAAGTAAGAAAAGATTTCAGGGTCCGGCTCAGCACCAGTTGTCATTTCAAACTTAAAGAAAGGCATATCGTTTAAGGGTAACAGGGCACTAAGCATTCTACTAGACATAGCGGTAACTCCCCGCGCAGCTGTGGAGCTATAGGGCTGGGGCAGCGGCTCTTGTTCAGTCCACTCTTCTGGAGGTAATAGAGAGGGAACGGTAAGGCTGCTGTAGTACCTACT